GTGTTCGACACCGCGGCAGCGATTTCATGGTACGCGGAGCGTGATGCGTCTATTGAAAATGAAAAGCTGCGTAAAGAGGTTGATGATTTACGTGCCGCTGCGGAATCAGAGCTTAATCCCGGCACCATCGACTATGAGCGCTACCGCCTGACAAAAGCCCAGGCGGATGCGCAGGAACTTAAAAATGCTGAGCGCGAAGGGCTGGTTCTTGAGACCGAACTGTTCACCTACATCCTGCAACGGGTGGCTCAGGAAATAGCAGGGATACTGTCAAGGATACCGCTGGTATTACAGCGCAAATATCCTGATCTGTGCCAGTCGCACATCGATGTGGTCAGAACGGAAATCGCCAGGGCGTCAGGCAGGGCCGCCACGATAGCGGATGTGGAGAAGTGGACCGATGATTTCCGGAGAGCGCAGGGCGAATAATGCCAACAGAGCCATAACTAACGGGCTGATAGCGCTTCATATTCCCGTACCGCTTACCACCGTGCAGTGGGCTGATGAGTATTACTATCTGCCAAAAGAGTCCTCCTACACCCCCGGCAAATGGGAAACGCTGCCGTTTCAGGTAGCGATAATGAACGCGATGGGGTATGAACTGATCCGCGTTGTAAACCTCATTAAGTCTGCCCGCGTGGGCTATACCAAAATGTTGCTGGGGGTAGAAGGCTATTTCATAGAGCACAAGTCGCGCAACAGCCTGTTGTTCCAGCCGACCGACTCATCCGCTGAGGATTTTATGAAATCCCACGTGGAGCCGACTATCAGGGATGTTCCTGTATTGCTGGAGCTGGCCCCCTGGTTCGGGCGTAAACATCGTGATAACACGCTCACCCTGAAACGCTTTTCTTCCGGTGTAGGGTTCTGGTGCCTCGGTGGTGCAGCAGCCAAAAACTACCGTGAAAAATCGGTGGATGTGGTCTGCTATGACGAATTGTCATCTTTTGAGCCGGATGTCGAGAAAGAAGGTTCGCCGACGCTGCTGGGGGATAAACGTATTGAAGGTTCTGTCTGGCCTAAATCCATTCGGGGCTCCACACCAAAAGTTAAAGGGTCATGCCAGATTGAAAAGGCGGCAAATGAATCGGCGCATTTTATGCGTTTTCATGTACCGTGTCCGCACTGTGGCGAAGAACAGTACCTTAAATTCGGTGATGGCAGTACGCCGTTCGGTCTGAAATGGGAGAAAAGCAAGCCGGAGACGGTGTATTACCTTTGTGAACATAATGGATGCGTGATCTGTCAATCGGAACTTGATCAGAAAGCGGGACGCTGGATTTGCGATAACACAGGCATGTGACACGCGATGGACTGGCTTATTTCAGCGCGTCCGGTGAGGAGGTTCCGCCGCCACGATCCATTACCTTTCATATCTGGACGGCTTACAGTCCCTTTACCACCTGGATACAGATTATTTATGACTGGCTGGATGCGCTGAAAGATCCAAATGGTGTGAAAACCTTTATAAACACCACTTTGGGCGAGCCTTATGAAGAGGCGGTGGCCGAAAAACTCAGCCATGAGCTTTTGCTGGAAAAAGTGATTCATTATGCGGCGCCGGTTCCGGAGCGGGTGGTATATCTGACCGCTGGTATCGACTCCCAGCGTAACCGTTATGAAATGTATGTCTGGGGCTGGGCGCCGGGGGAAGAGGCTTTCCTTATTGATAAGCAAATTATCATGGGACGGCATGATGATGAAGATACCCTGCAGCGTGTGGATGCCGTCATTAATAAAAAATATCGTCATGCTGACGGGACGGAAATTTCCATTTCCCGTATCTGCTGGGATATCGGCGGTATCGATGCAGAAATCGTCTATAAACGCTCAAAAAAACACGGCATTTTCCGCGTGCTGCCTGTCAAAGGGGCCTCCGTTTACGGAAAACCCGTTATTACCATGCCTAAAAAACGCAACCAGAGCGGGGTATTCCTGTGCGAAATCGGTACTGATACTGCCAAAGAAATGCTTTACGCCAGAATGGGGGCGGTTACTGCGCCTGCCGACGAAGCCACGCCTTATGCGATCCGCTTTCCGGATAATCCGGATGTTTTTACGGAGGTGGAAGCGAAGCAACTGGTAGCCGAAGAGCTGGTGGAGAAACTGGTTAACGGAAAATTCCGGCTGTTATGGGATGCCAAAGGACGTCGTAACGAAGCGCTGGATTGTCTTGTCTATGCCAGTGCAGCGTTACGGGTGTCTGTGCAGCGCTGGCAACTGGATCTGGAGGCGCTGGCGACATCAAGGAAAAGCGAAGAGCAGGATACCCCGACACTTGAACAACTGGCCGCAATGCTGGCAGGAGGAGTTAATGGCAACAATCACTGAGCTACAGGAAGCCCGCGTCGCGCTGCATGACCTGATGACGGGAAAACGGGTGGCGACGGTTCAGAAAGACGGGCGACGGGTTGAATTTACCGCGACATCGGTGGGGGATCTGAAAAAATATGTCGCGGAACTTGAGGCGTCACTGTGCAATGGTCGCCGCCGGGCACCTGTGGGGGTGAGACTGTGAAGCGCACCCCGGTTCTGGTGGATGTTCACGGCACGCCGCTGCGGGAAAGTCTGGGATACACCGGCGGGGGGATCGGTTTCGGCGGACAGATGGCTGACTGGATGCCCCCGGCGGAAAGCGTGGATGCCGCGCTGCTGCCTTCGTTGCGCCTCGGCAATGCACGGGCTGATGATCTGGTCCGTAATAATGGTATTGCAGCAAATGCGGTGGCGCTGCACAAGGATCATATTGTCGGGCACCTGTTTCTTATCAGCTATCGTCCAAACTGGCGCTATCTTGGTATGCGTGAGAGCGCAGCGAAGAGTTTTGTGGATGAGGTTGAAGCTGCATGGACAGAGTATTGCGATGGTATTTTTGGCGAAATGGATGCCGAGGGGAAGCGGACTTTTACGGAATTCATCCGTGAAGGCGTGGGTGTTCACGCCTTTAATGGTGAAATTTTTCTCCAGCCTGTCTGGGACGCTGAAACCACGCAGGTTTTCCGTACCCGGTTCAAGGCTGTCAGTCCGAAACGGGTGGACACACCGGGGTATGCCCGCGGAAACCGCCAGCTTCGCGCAGGGGTGGAAACGGACCGGAATGGAAAAGCCCTCGCCTATCATGTCTGTGATGACGACTGGCCGGTGGCTGGTGGGGAGCGCTGGACCCGTATTCCTCGTTTTCTGCCGTCCGGACGACCCGCGATGTTACATATTTTCGAGCCGGTTGAGGACGGACAGACGCGCGGTGCCAATCAGTTTTACAGTGTGATGGAACGGCTGAAGATGCTTGATACCCTGCAGGCAACGCAGCTTCAGTCCGCGATTGTCAAAGCAATGTATGCCGCCACGATAGAAAGCGAACTCGATTCCGAGAAAGCCTTTGAATACATCACGGCGGCAGATAACAAAGATACGCCCCTTGTTAACATGCTCGCAAATTATGCCCGCTATTACAGTACCAACAGTATCAAACTGGGCGGTGTAAAAATTCCCCACCTGTACCCGGGTGATGAGCTGAATCTGCAGACTGCGCAGGATTCCGATAATGGCTTTTCGGCGCTGGAGCAGGCGCTGCTCCGGTATATTGCCGCTGGGCTGGGGGTCTCTTATGAGCAGCTTTCGCGTGATTATTCTCAGGTCAGCTATTCCAGCGCCCGCGCATCTGCCAACGAGTCCTGGCGCTATTTCCTGGGGCGGCGCCGGTTCATTGCCGGACGGCTGGCGACACAAATGTTTTCCTGCTGGCTGGAGGAGGCGCTGATACGGGGAGTTATCCGGGTACCCCGGGCCAGGTTTTCCTTCTGGGAGGCCCGATCCAGCTGGAGCCGAGCGGAGTGGATTGGTGCCGGACGTATGGCGATTGACGGACTCAAGGAGGTTCAGGAAGCCGTGATGCGTATTGAGGCCGGGCTGAGTACCTATGAAAAAGAACTCGCCATTATGGGCGAGGATTACCAGGAGATATTCCGCCAGCAGGTCAGAGAATCCGAAGAACGGCGGACAGCCGGACTTTCGCGTCCGGTATGGATCACCGATACCTATCAACAACAGATCGCGGCGAGCCGTCAGACGGAGGAGGAAAAGCGTGCAACGTAATCTCCCGCACATCATCAGCCAGGCAACCAGTGCTCCGTTGCTGCTTGAACCCGCCTATGCGCGGGTTTTCTTTTGCGCGCTGGGCAGGGAGTCAGGCATTAACAGCCTGCACATTCCCGGTAATAACGAAAGTCTGGATCAGTCGGATATGGCACTGGTCACAGGCGATTTTATGGCGACCGGAAAGCCGCAGGCACGTTTTTATCAGGTAGTGAACGGTATTGCGGTATTACCCGTGACCGGAACACTGGTTCATAAACTCGGCGGAATGCGTCCCTTTTCAGGGATGACCGGCTATGACGGTATCACTGCCCGGCTACAACAGGCGGTTTCAGATCCGGAGGTAAAAGGCATTCTGCTGGATATTGACAGCCCCGGCGGTCAGGCTGCCGGGGCGTTTGACTGTGCTGACATGATTTACCGGATGCGCGAACAGAAACCTGTCTGGGCACTGGCAAATGAAACAGCCTGTTCGGCGGCCATGTTGCTGGCGGCAGCCTGTTCGCACCGTCTTGTGACCCAGACGTCCAGAATGGGATCAATTGGTGTGGTGATGGCGCATACCAGCTACGCCGAAAAACTGAAACAGGAAGGGATCGATATCACCCTTATCTATTCTGGCGCACACAAGGCTGATCTGACGCCCAGCCAGAAATTACCGGAAAGCGTCTATGCCGACTACCAGCAGCGAATGGACGAGGCCAGAAAGATGTTTGCAGAAAAAGTGGCCCGGTACACGGGGTTGTCTGTCGATGCGGTAATGGCGACGGAGGCGGCAGTGTATGACGGGCAGGCCATTATCACTACCGGACTGGCAGATGGAATGGTGAATGCTGCTGACGCCATCGGCGTGATGGCAGAAGCTATCAACAGTAACAAGACAGGAGGCACTATGCCTGAATTAAGTGCAGCTGACGCTGTCACGCAGGAAAATCAGCGCGTAATGGGAATTTTGGGTTGCCCGGAGGCCAGGGGGCATGAGGCACTGGCACAGATGCTGGCCGGGCAGCCGGGAATGAGCGTTGCTCAGGCGAAGTCTATTCTGGCTGCCGCCGCGCCGTCAGTCACGCCGCTTTACCGTAATAAGAAGGCCGCGAAGCGGCCTTTATCGTATTTAACGTCCGGAGGACACCATTTATGGGATTGTTTACCACCCGCCAGTTGCTGGGTTATACCGAGCAGAAAGTTAAATTTAACCCACTCTTCCTGAGCCTGTTTTTTCGCCGTACTGTGACATTTCCTACCCAGGAAGTCATGCTGGACAAAATTACCGGAAAAACACCGATTGCCGCTTATGTATCTCCGGTGGTTGGAGGGAAGGTTCTGCGTAACCGCGGCGGGGAAACGCGCGTACTGCGTCCGGGGTATGTCAAACCGAAGCATGAAGTTAACTATGCGCAGGTTGTTGAGCGTCTGCCGGGTGAAGACCCGGCCAGGCTTAACGATCCGGCCTACCGTCGTCTGCGCATTCTGACCGATAACCTGAAGCAGGAAGAGAAGGCCATCGTCCAGGTGGAGGAGATGCAGGCCGTCAGTGCGGTGCTGAACGGGAAATACACCATGCAGGGCGAGCAGTTTGACACCGTGGAGGTGGATTTTGGTCGCTCCGCCGGAAATAACATTATTCAGGCCACAGGTAAAAAATGGTCAGAGCAGGACAGAGAAACCTTTGACCCGACTTATGATCTGGATATGTACTGCGACCAGGCATCCGGTCTGATCAATATTGCCGTCATGGACGGGAAAGTCTGGCGTCTGCTGAACGGCTTTAAGCTGTTCCGTGAAAAACTGGATACACGCCGCGGTTCAAATTCTCAGCTGGAAACGGCGGTGAAGGACCTTGGGGCTGTGGTGTCGTTCAAGGGGTATTACGGAGATTTGACCATTGTGGTGGCTAAAACATCCTATGTTGCTGATAACGGGACCGAAAAGCGTTACCTGCCTGAAGGGACTCTGGTTCTGGGAAATACGGCGGCAGAAGGTATCCGCTGCTATGGTGCCATTCAGGATTCACAGGCGCTCGCGGAGGGTATTGTTGCCGCCACCCGTTATCCCAAACACTGGCTGACGGTGGGGGACCCAGCGAATGAATATACCATGACACAGTCTGCGCCGCTGATGGTCCTGCCGGACCCGGATGAGTTTGTCATTGTCACCGTCGGTTAAGCATCCCAAAAGGCCTGATTCAGGCCTTTATTGTTACAAATTGCGGGAGAATCTTTTATGGCAACAAAAGAAGAGAATATACAGCGTCTGCGGGAGCTTGCGACGCGGCTTGGACGTGATCCGGATGTGTCCGGGAGCGCCGCTGAACTCAGCCAGCGTGTCATGGAATGGGAAGAGGAAGCGGAGGCGGAGCGTTTGTCTGTTGTGGAAAATGACAGTGATGAACCCATAGTGCCGTCCGGGATCGGGCAAAGATCCGAACGGGTACTTATCAGGGCGCTTCGTACACTACACATCTGCGCCATCGATCCGGACAGTAACCGGGAACTGGATATAGTTATGGCAGGGAACCCGGCGCGTATTTCGCAACACGATGTGGACGAGCTGATTGCTGCAGGACTTATTATTGAACTGTAAGGGTGGCGATATGTCGCAGTCCGAAAACCTGTTCGATACCGCGATTTCTCAGGCTGATGATGCCATCCTCCAGGTGATGGGAACGGTAGCAACAATAACCTCCGGCGTTCTGGCAGGGGCCACGCTTACGGGCGTATTTGACGATCCTGAAAGTGTGTCGTATGCCGCCGGAGGTGTCCGGATTGAGGGGGACAAGCCCACATTTTTTGTCAAAACATCCCTGACAGTCCATCTGAAGCGCCCGGACACACTAACCATTCTTGGTGACACCTTCTGGGTGGATCGCATCACTCCGGCTGGTGGAGACAGCAGTATTATTCTGCTGGGCAGGGGGACGCCGCCGACGGATAACCGGCGCAGGACGGGAGGAATGTATGAAAGGGCTTGAAAATGCGATCCGGAATCTGAACAGCCTTGACCGACAGATGGTTCCCCGGGCCAGTATCTGGGCTTTGAATCGCGTGGCGCAGAAAGCTGTTTCAGTGGCAACCCGTAAGGTGGCGCGGGAGACTGTCGCCGGAGATAACCAGGTAAGAGGGCTTCCGCTGAAGCTGGTTCGCCAGAGGGTGAGGTTATTTAAAGCCGGTACAGACGGTAAACGCTCTGCCCGGATACGGATTAACCGGGGAAACCTTCCCGCCATAAAGTTGGGCGCTGCACAGGTCAGGATGAGCAAACGGAGGGGCAAACTGCTGTATCGTGGAAGTGTGCTGAAAATCGGGCCATATCTGTTCCGGGATGCCTTTATTCAGCAACTGGCTAACGGACGCTGGCATGTTATGCGACGCGTTAACGGGAAAAACCGTTATCCAATCGATGTAGTAAAAATTCCTCTTTCCGGACCATTGACTCAGGCATTCGAAAGCGCCACACAAAGCTTGATTGACGAGGAAATGCCGAAGCAACTGGGGTATGCCCTGAAACAACAACTGAGGCTTTATCTTTCACGATGAGCAAACACACATTAATCCGCCGGGCCGTTCTGGAAAAGCTGGAATCCGTGACTGGCGCACCTGTCACTCTTTTTGATGGACTTCCTGCTTTCGTAGAACAGGAAGATTTACCCGCAATAGCTGTCTGGCTGACAGACGCACAGTATACAGGCCTTATGACCGATGAGGATGACTGGCAGGCTACTCTCCATACGGCAGTTTTTCTGAGGGCTCAGGCTCCTGATACAGAGCTTGATATCTGGATGGAAGAAAAAATCTTTCCTGCGCTGGAAGAGGTTAGTGGTCTGGAGCGCCTTATCGATACCATGACCCCGCTGGGTTATGACTACCAGCGTGACAGCGAAATGGCAACGTGGGGGATGGCAGAAATTACTTACCGGATCACCTATATCAACTGAGGAGGATATGATGGGAACACCAAACCCACTGGTAAAAACGAAAGGCGCCGGAACCACATTCTGGCTGTATACCGGCAGCGGCGATGCGTTTAAAAACCCACTGGCTGACGATGACTGGCTGCGACTGGCAGGTATTAAGGATCTGCAGCCCGGAGAAATGAGTGCAGATGCGGAAGACGATGACTATCTTGATGATGAAAATGCCGACTGGAAAAGCACCACGCAGGGGCAGAAAAGTGTCGGTGACACCACTGCCACACTGGCCTGGAAACCCGGTGAAACCGGACAGAAAAAACTGGTGGAGCTGTTTGACACCGGCGAAGTTCGCGCCTTCCGTATCAGGTATCCTAACGGGACGGTTGATGTGTTCCGCGGCTGGCTGAGTTCACTGGGTAAAACCGTGACGTCCAAAGAGGTGATGACACGCAGCGTAAAAATCACCGGCGTCGGGCGCCCTTCTCTTGCGGAGGAGGATACACCTGACGTAGTCAGCGTATCCGGCGTGACCGTTGCGCCGGCCAGTGCCACGGTGGCTGCCGGAGCCACCACCACGCTGACATTTACGGTAAAACCTGATAACGCGTCAGATAAAACGCTGCAGGTTGCGACCGCCGATCCGCTGATCGCCACCGTCACGCTGAAGGATAATGTGGCCACGGTTAAAGGCGTGAAGGCGGGCAGCGTGAATATTGTTGGCATCAGCAGTGACGGCAGTCTTGTCGCGGTGGCAGCAGTGACAGTGACGGCGTCATAACCCTCTCTTATCAGTCCGCCCCGGTTCCGGGGCTTCTATGGAAAATCATCATGTTTCTCAATACAGACACCTTTAACTACGGTGGGCATTCCATCGTGCTCAGTGAGCTTTCTGCCCTGCAACGTGTGGATTATCTGAAGCTTATTCAGCAGCGGACGGCAGACTATGACGCACAGCCTGAAACCCTGACGGAAGCAGAGCGTCAGACAGAATTTATGCAGATGGGGGTGGATATTAATGCATGGCTGGTATCCCGCTCCCTGTGTGAAAGCAAAAAAGAGGAGGAGGCCCGCGCCCTGTATGAGTCCGTCAGACTGGAATGGTCTTATGAGGCGCTGGGACGTGGCGCTGATATGGTTCTGTCCCTGAGTGGTATGCGTCTTCCGGCATCGCAGGAAGACGACAGCGGGAGTGAAAAGGACACGACCACGCCGGAAAAGTCCTGAACCGGGAGCTGGCGTTTGTGATGCGGCTCGCACGTGAGTTCCGGCGACCAGACTGGCGGCGGATGCTGGCGGAAATGAGTGCGACAGAGCTGGGTGAGTGGGCGGAGCATTTCGGGAAGAACAGCTTCAGTGACATGTTGCTGGATGCGGAGTTTGCAACGCTGAAATCGCTGATTTCCGGACTGGTTACAGGCACGCATCACGATGCAGAAATATTCAGCCTGATCACTGATCCTGAGTCGTTGCACGAAAAAACGGATGATGAGCTGATGATCCTGGGCGAAGGTATTACCGGAGGTGTCCGCTATGGACCAGATAGCGAACCTGGTCATTGATTTAAGTATCGACAGCGCAGAGTTCCGAAACGAAGTTCCGCGCATTAAAAAATTGCTGAACGATGCGGCTGGTGACTCAGAACGTTCAGCGGCCCGGATGCAGCGTTTTCTGGATAAGCAGACGGAGGCGACGCGCCGGACGTCCGCCAGTCTGGAGCAGGTGACTGCCAGCAGTACCGCGTACAGTTCCTCTGTGGAGAAAAGCGCAGCGGCCAGTACGCGTCTGGCGGCGGATGTGGATCAGACGCGACAGCGGGTGGAGGCACTGGGAAGGAAACTGCGTGAGGAACAGGCGCAGTCAGCGGCTGTGGCGGCAGCACAGGACAGGACAAGTGCTGCTTTTTACCGTCAGATTGACAGTGTAAAACAGTTAAGCGGTGGTCTGCAGGAGCTGCAGCGTATCCAGGCGCAGGTACGACAGGCGAAAGGACGCGGAGATATCTCACAGGGCGATTATCTGGCGCTGGTGTCTGAAACCGCCAGGAAGACCCGTGAGCTTACCGATGCCGAAGCGCTGGCCACGCAGAAAAAAGCACAGTTTATACGCCGCCTGAAAGAGCAGACGGCGGTACAGGGGCTCTCCCGTACTGAGCTGCTGCGGGTAAAGGCGGCTGAACTGGGTGTCAGCAGCGCCGCTGATATTTATATCCGTAAGCTGGAGCGTACCGGAACTGCCACCCATACGCTCGGACTGAAAAGCGCCGCCGCCCGTCGTGAGCTGGGCGTGCTGGCTGGTGAGCTGGCCCGTGGGAATTTCGGGGCACTGCGGGGAAGTGGTATCACGCTCGCCAACCGCGCCGGATGGATCGAGCAGCTGATGTCACCGAAGGGCATGATGCTCGGCGGGCTGGCTGGCGGTGTGGCTGCGGCGGTTTACGGGCTGGGTAAGGCCTACTATGAAGGGGCGAAAGAAAGCGAGGAATTCAATAAACAGCTTATTCTGACCGGGAGTTATGCCGGAAAAACCACAGGCCAGCTTAATGAAATGGCGAAGTCGCTCGCCGGAAATGGCGTCACGCAGCACGATGCGGCAGGTGTACTGGCGCAGGTGGTCGGTAGCGGAGCGTTTACCGGGCAGGTAGTGGCAATGGTATCCCGTACCGCGGCCAGAATGCAGGAAAACGTGGGGCAGTCAGTGGATGAAACCATCCGCCAGTTTAAACGCCTGCGGGATGATCCGGTGAATGCGGCGAAAGAACTGGACAGGACACTGCATTTTCTTACCGCCACCCAGCTTGAACAAATCAGGGTACTGGGCGAGCAGGGAAGAGTGGCTGACGCCGCGAAAATTGCCATGTCCGCGTATTCGGAAGAAATGAATAAGCGGATGGGGGACGTACACGACAATCTGGGCTGGATTGAAAGAGCATGGAATGCTGTCGGTGATGCGGCGAAGTGGGCGTGGGATCGGATGCTGGATATCGGACGGGAAGACACGCTCGATGAAAAAATCGTGACACTGCAGGAAAAAATCGCGCGCGGCAGAAAAACGCCCTGGACGGTGTCTTCATCCCAGACTGAATACGATCAGCAGCAGCTGAACGAACTTCAGGAACAGAAACGCCAGAAGGACCTGCTGGATGCGAAGGCGCAGGCAGAGCGTAATTATCAGGAAACGCAGAAACGTCGGAACGAGCAGAACGCCGCGCTGAACCGGGATAATGAAACTGAATCCCTGCGGCACCAACGGGAGGTGGCGCGCATTACCGCCATGCAGTATGCCGATGCTGCTGTACGCAATGCCGCACTGGAGCGCGAAAATGAACGTCATAAAAAGGCGTTGTCACAACAGGCGAAAAAGCCAAAGACTTACCACAACGACGAGGCCAGGCGACTGCTTTTGCAGTACAGCCAGCAACAGGCACAGGTTGAGGGGCAGATTGCTGCCGCGAAGCTTTCCACGACCGGAAAAATGACGGAAGCGCATAAGCAGCTTTTGTCATTTCAGCAGCGCATCGCTGATTTGTCCGGTAAAAAACTGACGGCGGATGAACAAAGCGTACTGGCACATAAGGATGAAATTGCGCTTGCGCTACAGAAGCTGGATATCTCACAACAGGATTTGCAACACCAGAATGCCCTTAATGAACTGAAGAAAAAGACGCTCACATTAACCAGCCAGCTCGCTGACGAAGAATCCCGCGTCAGGCAGCAGCACGCAATGGCGCTGGCCACAATGGGTATGGGCGATCAGCAACGAGGTCGGTACGAAGAGCGTCTGAAAATTCAGCAGCACTACCAGGAACAACTGGAGCAGCTTAAGCGCGACAGTAAGGCAAAGGGGACATACGGTTCTGACGAATATCGTCAGGCTGAGCAGGCGCTGAAGGGCAGTCTCAATCGCCGGCTGGCTGAGTGGGCGGATTACAATGCGAAAGTGGACGCTGCGCAGGGAGACTGGACTCTGGGGGCGTCGCGTGCGCTGGATAACTTTATGGCGCAGGGCAGCAACGTGGCGGGCGCAACGGAGCAAATGTTCACATCGGCATTCAACAGTATGGGCGACGGGCTGGCGACGTTCGTTACCACTGGAAAACTAAACTTTAAATCTTTCACCGCATCCATCGTGTCAGATCTGGCAAAAATTTCAGCACGTATGGCAATGATGCAGGCTGTAAAGGGAATCGGATCTGCTCTGGGATTTGGTGTGACAGCCAATGCGACTGGTGGAGTTTATCAGTCTTCTGAACTGAGCCGATACAGCGGCAGCATTGTTAATCGCCCGACATTTTTTGCTTTTGCCAAAGGTGCCGGGGTGATGGGCGAGGCAGGACCGGAGGCAATATTACCACTTCGTCGTGGTGCTGACGGTAAGCTGGGTGTCGTGGCAGCCGGTTCAGGAGGGATGGCGATGTTTGCGCCTGAGTACAACATTGAAATCCACAACGACGCCGGCAACGGACAGATTGGTCCGCAGGCATTACAGGCCGTATATAACATTGGAAAAAAAGCCGCCATTGATTTCTGGCAACAGCAGTCGCGTGATGGGGGTATTGCTGGAGGAGGGTGATAACAATGGAAACATTTAACTGGAAGATCCGCCCTGATATGACAGTGGAATCAGAACCAAAAGTCACCTCCATAAAACTGGGTGACGGGTATGAACAACGGCGTCCAGCCGGGCTGAACAACCATCTGGCGAAGTATAACGTAACGGTCCGGATTCGTAAGGGAGAACATCAGAACCTTGAGGCATTTTTATCCCGCCACGGTGGAGTGAAATCCTTTCTCTGGACACCGCCTTATACCTGGACACAAATTCGGGTGATTTGCCGCAAATGGTCGATTAGCGTTGGCTCTCTTTGGGTGACTGTGACCACGACTTTTGAACAGGTTGTTATCTGAGGAGGAGTGATGCAGGACATTTCGCAGGATACGCTGAACGAAGCCGCTAAACTGGCGCAGTCCGCCAGGATCACTTTGTGGGAAATCGATCTGACACAGTCTGGCGGTGATCGTTATTTTTTTTGTAACGAGGCGAATGAAAAGGGGGAGGCGGTTACCTGGCAGGGACGGAAATATGATGTTTATCCTGTAGAGGGTAGCGGATTTGAAATGAACGGCAAAGGCGCAGCTGCGCGCCCGTCACTGAAGGTATCCAATCTTTACGGTATGGTGACCGGAATGGTGGAGGATTTGCATAGCCTGGTTGGAGCGACGGTCATCCGCAGGATAGTGTATGCCCGGTTTCTCGATGCCGTTAATTTTCAAAGCGGCAACCAGGAGGCCGACCCGGAGCAGGAGTCTGTAAGCCGCTGGGTGATCGAGCAGTGCAGTGATCTGACGGCGGTAAGTGCGACATTTGTCCTGGCAACACCGACTGAAACGGACGGATGTGTCTTCCCCGGGCGAATTATGCTGGCCAATACCTGTACATGGATATACCGCTCTGACGAATGCGGCTATACGGGACCAGCTGTCGCAGATGAATTTGATAACCCTACCGCCGATCCGGCAAAAGATGCCTGCAGCCGCTGCGCCCGGGGAGGCGCCCTGCGTAACAATACCGGAAACTTTGGCGGTTTCCTCTCCATTAATAAACTTTCACAGTAAATCTTCATGAAAGAACAGGATATTCTGGCGCACGCCCGACGGTGTGCGCCTGCGGAGTCGTGTGGCTTCGTGGTGAGAACACAGGCGGGAGAACGGTATCTCCCCTGTGTGAATATTTCTGCCGCGCCGGAGGATTATTTCCGTATGGCGCCGGAGGACTGGCTGAGGGCTGAAACGCAGGGGGATATTGTGGCGCTGGTTCACAGCCATCCTGGCGGCCAGCCGTATCTGAGCGATGTGGACCGCAGGCTGCAGGTTCAAAGCGACCTGCCGTGGTGGCTGGTATGCGCCGGCCAGGTACATAAATTCCGCTGTGTGCCACACCTGACCGGACGACAGTTTAAACATGGGGTTTTTGACTGTTACACGCTGTTCCGTGATGCCTATCATCTGGCGGGGATTGATATGCCGGATTTTCACCGGGACGACGACTGGTGGCGGCATGGTGACAATCTCTATCTGGATAATCTGGAGACGACGGGATTTTACCGTGTCAGCGCAGCCAGTGCGCAGCCCGGCGACGTGCTGATTTGCTGCTTTGGCTCCTCCGTTCCGAACCACGCAGCGATTTACTGCGGCGACGGAGAGCTGCTGCACCATATTCCTGAACAACTGAGTAAACGTGAGAGGTATACCGACAAATGGCAACGACGCACGCACTCCATCTGGCGACACCGGGCATGGCGCGAATTTGCCTTTACGGGGATCTGCAACGATTTTGCCGCCGCGTCAGCCTGCAGGTAGCCAGTGGTGCTGAAGCTGTCCGGGCACTGGCGGTACAGTTGCCCGGTCTCCGGCAGAAACTGAACGACGGCTGGTATCAGGTACGCATAGCCGGAGACGATGTTACGGCTGATACCCTGACAACCAGCCTGCATGACCCGCTGCCGCCTGGCGCGGTGATTCATATTGTGCCGCGTCTGGCCGGGGCCAAATCTGGCGGGGTGTTTCAGGCGGTGCTTGGTGCGGCGCTGATTGCCGTTGCCTGGTGGAACCCGGCAGGCTGGCTGGGGGCGGCGGCGGTATCCGGTATGTATATGACCGGGGCGTCGATGATTCTGGGCGGTGTGGCGCAGATGCTGGCACCAAAATCCAAAATGTCCGAAATGAGGCAGACCGATAACGGCAGGCAGAACACGTATTTCTCGTCGCTGGACAACATGGTTGCCAACGGTAACACGTTGCCGGTGCTGTACGGCGAGATGCAGGTGGGGTCGCGCGTGATTTCCCAGGAAATCAGTACCGCCGATGAAGGTGATGGCGGTCAGGTTGTGGTGATTGGCCGCTGATAACAGAACAGATTCAGACAGAACCGCCTCCGGGCGGTTTTGTCGTTTTACGGGGTTAATAAATGGGAAAGGGCGGCGGAAAAGGGCACACGCCCCGCGAGGCACCGGATAACCTGAAATCCACGCAGCTGCTGAGCGTCATCGATGCCATCAGCGAGGGACCGATAGAAGGCCCGGTGAACGGTCTGCACAGTGTTCTGGTAAACCAGACGCCGGTGGTGGACCGCGACGGTAACCCGAATATCCACGGCGTGAAGGTGGTATACCGCGTCGGTGAGCAGGAACAGACCCCGCTGGAGGGATTTGAATCGTCCGGCGCCGAGACGGTGCTTGGTGTACAGGTCAGACACGACAATCCGGTGACCAGGACCATCACGGCTGCAAATATTGACCGCCTGCGTTTTACGTTCGGTGTGCAGTCACTGGTGGAGGCCAACAGCAAGGGCGACCGCAATCCGACATCCGTCAGGCTGCAAATCCATCTTGAGCGCTATGGTCAGTGGGTGGTGGAAAAAGAGATTACGATTAACGGGAAAACCACCACGCAGTACCTGGCTTCCGTGATGGTGAATAACCTCCCTCCCCGTCCGTTCGGCATCCGGATGTCCCGCGTGACGGCGGACAGCACCAGTGACCAGCTTCAGAACAACACGATCTGGTCGTCGTATACCGAAATTATTGATGTCCGTCAGCGCTATCCCAACACTGCCGTGACTGGCCTGCAGGTGGAGTCTGAGCAGTTCGGCAGCCAGCAGGTGACGAGAAATTACCATCTGCGCGGGCGGATTATTCAGGTGCCGTCGAATTACGATCCGGTAGCGCGAACCTACAGCGGCATCTGGGACGGCACGCTCAAGCCTGCATACAGCAATAATCCGGCGTGGTGCCTCTGGGATATGCTGACACATCCCCGTTATGGCATGGGACAGCGAATCGGCGCGGCGGACGTGGACCGGTGGGCGCTGTATGCCATTGGCCGGTACTGCGACCAGATGGTCCCTGACGGATTCGGCGGGACAGAGCCGCGTATGACCTTTAATGCGTATCTGGCGCAGCAGCGTAAGGCGTGGGATGTGCTGACCGACTTCTGCTCCGCCATGCGTTGTATGCCGGTGTGGAACGGACAGAGGCTGACCTTCGTGCAGGACAGGCCCTCGGATACAGTCTGGACCTATACCCGCAGCAATGTGGTAATGCCGGATGAGGGTACACCGTTCCGTTACAGCTTCAGTGCTCGGAAGGACCGCCATAATGCGGTAGAGGTGAACTGGACTGACCCTGATAATGGCTGGCAGACGTCCACGGAACTGGTGGAAGACACGGTCGCCATCAGTCACTACGGACGCAATCTGGTAAAAATGGATGCGTTTGGCTGTACCAGTCGCGGGCAGGCGCACCGAGCCGGGCTGTGGCTGATAAAAACGGAGCTGCTGGAAACCCAGACGGTCGATTTTAGTGTGGGGGCGGAGGGGCTGCGCCACGTTCCCGGTGATGTGATTGAGGTTTGCGACGAGGATTATGCCGGGGTCAGCCTGGGCGGGCGGATTCTGTCCGTTGACCGCGACCGTCGCATTCTGACCCTTGACCGGGAGATTACCCTGCCGTCGTCCGGCACCACGCTGATAAGCCTGGTGGATGGCGAAGGTTTGCCGGTCAGCGTGGACGTGCAGTCTGTTACCGACGGTGTGCAGGTTCAGGTCAGCCGGATACCGGACGGCGTGGCGGAATACAGCGTCTGGGGGCTGAAATTGCCGACGCTGCGCCAGCGTCTCTTCCGGTGTGTGGCTGTCCGGGAAAACGACAACGGAACGTATGCCATCACCGCCGTACAGCATGTGCCGGAAAAAGAATCGATTGTGGACAACGGGGCATCGTTCGACCCGCAGCCCGGAACGATTCACGGCACCGTCCCCCCGGCGATACAGCATCTGACCACGGAAATTCTGGCGGAGGAGGGACAGTATCAGGTACTGGCGCGCTGGGACACACCGCGAGTCGTTAAGGGCGTCTCTTTTTCGCTGCGTCTGAATGTGGCGGCGGAAGACGGCAGTGACCGGCTGGTCAGCAGCGCAGGAACGCCGGATACGCAGTACCGGTTCCGGGGGCTGACGCCGGGGCGCTACACCCTGTCCGTCAGGGCGGTGAACAGCCAGGGACAACAGGGAGACCCGGCCAGCACACAGTTCAGCATCTCCGCGCCGGCGGCACCATCATTTATCGAACTCACCCCTGGCTATTTCCAGATTACAGCCACACCGCGTCAGGCAGTATACGACCCGACGGTGCAGTATGAGTTCTGGTTTTCAGACGCGCAGATTACGGATATCCATCAGGTGGAAAACGCCGCACGATATCTGGGAACGGCGCTGTACTGGATAGCGGCCAGCGTGAATATCAGGCCCGGCAGGGATTACTATTTTTATATCCGGGCAGTAAATCAGGTCGGTAAATCCGCATTCGTGGAGGCGATCGGGCAGGCCAGCAACGATGCCGCAGGCTATCTGGATTTTTTCAAAGGGCAGATAACTGAAAGTCACCTGGGTAAGGAGCTGCTGGAAAAAGTAGAACTGACGGAGGATAACGCCAGCAAACTGCAGCAGTTTTCGAAGGAGTGGCAGGACGCTAACGATAAATGGAACGCCATGTGGGGCGTCAAAATAGAGCAGACCAAAGACGGCAAATATTATGTGGCCGGACTTGGACTGAGCATGGAAGACACGCCTGACGGGAAGATAAGCCAGTTCCTGGTGGCGGCGGATCGCATTGCTTATATTAACCCGGCAAACGGAAACGAGACGCCCGGATTCGTCATGCAGGGCGACCAGATAATCATGAACGAGGCGTTCCTGAAATACCTGAGCGCGCCGACCATTACCAGTGGCGGGAATCCTCCGGCATTTTCCCTGACGCCGGATGGAAAGCTGACTGCGAAAAATGCGGATATCAGCGGCCATATCAACGCTGTATCTGGCTCGTTTACGGGAGAAATCAATGCCACCTCCGGTAAGTTTTCTGGCGTGATAGAAGCAAGAGAGTTTGTCGGTGATATCTGCGGCTCAAAAGTCATGCAGGGTGTGAGCATCAGGGCGACGAATGACGAACGCAGCACCTCAACACGGTATACCGACAGCGCCACTTATCAGATAGGGAAAACCATCACGGTGATGGCTAACTGCGAGCGTAACGGCGGCTCCGGCGCCATCACGGTCACGATAAATATTAACGGCCAGGTGAAAACGGCGGAGGTTATGCCGTATACCGCAGGGATTCCGGCCATGTATCAGACCGTCGTTTTTTCGGTCTACACCACTTCACCGGTCGTGGATATCAGCGTCTCTCTGAGGGTTGGCGGGCAGTACACCACTGAAGCTTCCGTCTGGCCGCTGGTGATGGTTTCCCGATCGGGGAACAACTTCACAAACTGACCGGATTTCCGGTCCTTTTCGTTTAATAAGGAACAGATATGACTATGTCGCGCGTAATTTCGCTGGCGGCAGGGGTTTCCCTGTCCGTTTTATTTTCCACTGCTGCCGTTGCCGATAACGGAAGGGGAAGCGGTAACAGCAATATTGAAAACCAGACCCGGATTTATACCGGCACTGACCGCGGGCAGAAACAGCACCGCGAGGCAAAGGGCAAAACAATCACGCGGAGCGTCCAGTGTTCGCTGCCGGCGTATTTACGTGACCCGGATAATCAGTGCTGAGATGTGAATGAATCTGAAGCCTGCCTGCGGGCGGGCTTTTTTTTATGGAGGTAATATGCCAGTACTTATTTCCGGTGTACTGAAAGATGGTGCGGGAACGCCGGTACAGAACTGCACCATTCAGCTGAAGGCCTGCCGGACCAGTACGACGGTGGTCGTGAATACGGTGGCATCGGAAAATCCGGATGACGCCGGGCGCTACAGCATGGATGTGGAGCAGGGGCAGTACGCTGTCACACTCCTGGTGGAAGGGTATCCCCCGTCACATGCCGGGGTTATTACGGTCTACGATGATTCAAAGCCGGGCACCCTGAATGATTTTCTGGGGGCCATGACGGAAGACGACGTCCGCCCGGAGGCGCTGCGGCGTTTTGAGGCGATGGTGGAAGAAGTTGCCCGCCAGGCATCGGAGGCATTGAGGAATGCCACCGCTGCAGGCCAGGCATCTGAACAGGCGCAGACATCAGCAGGCCAGGCAGCGGAAAGCGCCACGGCAGCAGTGAATGCAGCCGGAGCGGCAGAAGCATCAGCCACACAGGCAGCCTCATCCGCAGCGTCTGCGGAGAGCAGCGCAGGTACGGCGACCACAAAAGCCGGTGAGGCATCAGCCAGCGCGGCGTCGGCTGACACGGCCAGAACGGAGGCAGCCGCATCGGCAGCCGCAGCGAAAACATCTGAAGCGAATGCAGATGCCTCCCGTACTGCCGCCGGCGATTCTGCTACTGCCGCAGCCGCCAGCGCGACGGCGGCGCAGGCATCAGCAGAGCGTGCCGGCGCATCCGAAACCGCTGCGAAGATGTCAGAAACGCAGGCCGCCTCCAGTGCCGGTGAGGCTGGCGCGTCAGCCACTGCGGCGGCAGCGTCGGAAAAGGCGGCAGTCGCATCGGCAGCCGAAGCAAAAACATCTGAGACAAACGCAGCAACGTCAGCAAATACAGCAGCGGCAAGCGCAACAGCCGCCTCGTCATCAGCATCGGCGGCATCCACTCACGCCGCCGCATCTGATACCAGCGCATCACTGGCGGCGCAAAGCAGTACTGCTGCCGGAGCAGCAGCCACCAGAGCTGAAGATGCCGCGAAACGGGCAGAAGATATCGCGGACGTGATTTCCCTGGAAGATGCCAGCCTGACGAAAAAAGGTATCGTTAAGTTAAGCAGCGCCGCGGACAGTGACAGTGAAGTGCTGGCAGCCACGCCAAAAGCGGTAAAAACCGTTATGGGTGAGGCACAGACCAAAGCGCCGCTGGACAGTCCGGCACTGACCGGTACGCCAACGGCACCAACGCCGGAAACCACAGCTGCAGGTATTGAAATTGCCACGGCAGCGTTTGTGGCTGCGAAAGTGGCACAGTTGGTTGGTTCTGCGCCGGAAGCGCTGGACACGCTGAAAGAACTGGCTGACGCGCTGGGTAACGATCCTAATTTTGCTACCACGGTACTGAATAAACTGTCGGGCAAGCAGCCACTGGACGAAACCCTGACGGCGCTGTCAGGAAAAAGCGTTGACGGTCTTATCGAATACGTTGGTTTACGGGAAACCATAAATCTGGCAAAAAATACCGTCCCGGCGACGCGCAGGGTTAACAACAAACCGCTGTCCGGCGACATCACTCTGTCGGCTGCTGATGTGAGGGCCATTTCCGCCGATGCTGTCGGAGAAATTACCGATAACAGCACGATGGCATCAGCTAATACTCCAGGATGGTGGCGGGTGGCTGTGTCGAATTCTGATACGGTCACTGATTTTCCCACCTATCCGGATGGCAGCAAGCTGTACAGCTATGGATATATGCTTGTTGAGAAAATCGGGGAAGTCTGGTTTCAGCACTATTACGCGCATATGGGCGCGAACGCAAAGCGCCAGGACTGGGGAACTGAACCGAATACCAGCCGTCCGTGGATTATTGACTACAATACCGCGAACAAACCTTCAGCCGGTGATGTGGGCGCATTGCCGATTACCGGGGGACGGCTTAACGGTTCGTTAGGTATTGGTACTGATAATGCGCTGGGCGGTAATTCTATTGTGCTCGGTGATAACGATACCGGGATTAAGTGGCACAGTGACGGCGTTTTAGGCCTTTATGCCAATAATGCCCTGGTCGGTTATATCGACAACTCCTGGCTGCACATGTCAGTTGATGTTCTCACTAATGGTATCTTACGTGCCGGCAACGGAAAAACACTGACGTTATCGAGTGGTAACAACTCCGCGATGAACGCCGGTTTCAGTCTGTGGGGAAATGGCACAGACCGCCCAACGGTCATTGAACTGAGTGACGATCAGGGCTGGCATTTCTACAGCCAGAGACGACAAGACGGCGGTATCGAACTGAGTGTAAACGGCAATATTTACCCTGCTAATTACAGCAATTTTGACGCCCGTTATTTAACATCAGGAAACGTATATACAAAAGGCGAATCAGATAATCGTTATGTCCAGAATATCCAGCGCGGTGCTCCTGTATGGCCTGGCAAAGTAGATGAATATGGACCAGCAGAAGCGCCTGCTGGTTGCTTTTTAACACAGGCCAGACATGACCCAACAACAGCATACGGTGTGACATTTGCGTATAGACCGCTACAAATGTGGGTGGGTAATGGCTGGCGTACAATTAATGGATAATTTAGGTGAATATAATGGAATTAAAAAACGTAACCAGATACATTCCTGACGACCAGGACTACGATAACAACTTTCTGTATTTTCGCAGTGAAGATGGTCAGGACTTTTACGAATCACTGAGTAAATTCACCAAAAAATATAAGCTGTGCATTGACTCCGAAAATATAATACGTTCTGTAGCCGAAGATGTATCGCGCCTTTATCCGGCAGGTTTTTCGGTTGTTGAGGTCAATAAACTACCAGCCGGATTTAATATCTATGGCGGCTGGAAATATTCGAACGGCACTGTTCTGGCTGTTCCCGTTGACTATCAGGCTAAGGCCGAAACCACCCGACAGAAACTACTGGATGGAGCTAACAGCACCATTGCCGACTGGCGAACTGAACTGGCACTGGGTGAAATCAGTGACGACGATAAGGCCAGCCTGACTAAATGGATGGCGTATATCAGGGCGCTTAAAACGCTGGATTTAACAGCCGTTCCAGATGAGGCCACCTTCATAGCAATCAGGTGGCCAGCATTACCACAGTAATAACTACTGACTGGCTGGTTTCTCCGGTCAGTCAGTAAAATATTAGTACGGTAGTTCAGAACTTAGTGTTGTATGAGCAGGGACTAATTACATAACGGGGAGGGAGTGCATATATGAAACTCAGGTTCAGAGCTTTTACTCTTGTAATTTACGCCAGAGTACCAAATGAACTATGAATTTAACCATCCCTCTAATTTTTCTTGATTATGAGTCTGTAAAAATGAAGGGAGTTCTCTCATTCGATAAATGTAACTGGCAAGGTGTGGCCATTGCATGGCTGGGGTTGGCATGTTGCGTGTCCAGCGCATCAACATTGTCGCTAATAAGTCTACTGTAGTCAGTCTGTCACCCACCAGATAGGTTTGTTGATTTGCCAGACGTTTATCTAAATATTCGCAGGCTTCCTCAATACGGCTACGGGCCAGGGTACGAATAGCGTCAGCGTCTTCGAGACTACCATCCTTATCGGCGTAAAACCAGTCTCGCATTGAAGGAAGTAATGTATTTGCCATATATATCATCAGTTCCAGCCATTCTGCACGCTCAGGCGTATCTGGTTTAGGTGCAAGGCCAGATTCAGGATGGCGCTCGGCAAGAAGCATCAAAATAGCCGTTGATTCAGTCACTGGTTTTCCATCAACGATAAGGGTAGGCACCCGACCAACAGGATTAAGACTGAGATATTCAGGGGAGCGTTGATTACCACTTTCAATATCAACGAGTTGAGCAGTAAATGGCGTTTTTAGTTCGAACAACATCCAGTGGACTGCAAAACTGGCTGCTCCTGGTGAGTAAAATAAGGTATAGGACATCCTGTTTTCCGAATTTTATTGATTTGGGGCGAGTATAGCATGAAAAGAGAGCGTTTATCTAAAAGAAAACTATTTTTTCTATATTAACTGGTGATATATATTTATTCTGATAGTTGTAAGAGACAAGTAACATGTTGTCCAGACTGAGTAAAAGAGAGTGTAGACGTTCTTACAGAAGTTGATAATTGTTTGTCTGATTGCTTTATAATTAAATGATAACAGGTGATGGTCAGGCGGTGAAATTTTGTCTGGGTTATCTCCTTTTTGGAATGTATTATATCTTCCCATTCATATCCTGGTTTTCTTTAAGAACTGATACTGCTGTTTGTAGTAGTTCTTTGTTATCCAGCCATGCTTTGGTCTTTATGTTTCCTTCAATATAATCAAGCAATGTTCTGGTATTGATAGGCCTGCCCTGTTTCGCTACTTCCACTACAGCATCACCCAGGATAATACGAACTTTAGGAAGTTGAGAGGGGAACCACTTTAAAGTATCTTTTGATTTCATTAAGAAATATTCCTTAAAACGTTGTTAATTTTTGATAGTAAGGTAGGGACATTAATTCAGAAAATGCTGATTTTTACTCATCAGTTTTGTCCGGGTTATTTGATATACCTATTCCTACTTTGATTACAGCACAGCTAAAAATACTGAATATAATAAGCATGGTAATTATTATCAGTGTATTGTCCATATATCCTCAGAAGTACATTTTATTATGTATATTACTTTGACAATTTTTTATCCGGAAAGTTCATTTTTGGATGTAACTTTGTGTTTTTTTACTGGGAATTATAAAGTTCAGACAGTCAACGTGGTTTTCACTATTGTCTATACTAATAATTTTCTCAAGCATAAGAGTTTCATCATAAGTGCCTGAAGGCCCTTTGTCCTGATACCCATCGTTATGCACGATCAGCGAAGCATAGACACTTTTATTTGTGTTGTGATGCTTTTTTAAGCTTCTCAGTGTGTTTTTTTCTCCGTTAAGCCAGTATATCTGGTGTGTATGGCATGGTTGAAATACGCTTATATCCTGGCCCCAGAAGTATATTCCATCCACCAGGCTATAATCACCTTTACTCTTACCGGACGAGCATCCTGTTATTATAACTGTAAGCACAAGTAAAAATGAAAATGTAATGCTGCTTTTCATGATTTATCCAGTATTTTCAGGGCAGTAGATAATGGTTCTTTATCTTCGAGCCATTGCTGTTCTTTTTGTGCATTTTGTAACAGCGAGATAAGATTCTCACTGTTGATTTTTTTAGACTCCATGATGAGTTGTAGTAACGCTTTACCATAAATAATCTCTATATCTGAAAGTAAGTTAGGTGGGTATGAGGATATGTCTAAAGTGTTCATGATCTACTCCTGAAAAATATTTATGAGTTGCAAGGAATTGGTTTTACTCGCTTTAATGTGTTGTGATAATAGTCAGAATGAATCACAAAACAGTATGAACCTTTTATGGATAGTAATATACATTTAGTTGAGAATATTTATAATTAACTGATTATTATCATAAGTTGTGTTTAAGATCAATTGAAGCATCATCCGACGCAAAAGCAATCTTATTTTCATTGGTATATGCTGTATAATACTTCAACAAGTATATAAATATTACTGATAATAGTTCTGTTCTTATACATTGAAACCCACTGTGGGTAATTAACCAGCCAAGCCAGAATTTTTCACAGATGAGTCAGGATGCCATTGATCCTAGAATCGCAACAGACGATGAGAAAGTGCAGCTCGACGAATGAAAAAATACAGCGTCCTGGTCAGTCGGGTAGATACATCAAATCCTGACTGGCCTGATGTGCCTGTAAGCCAGTAATATGAAGTTGTGAAAAATCAGGCTGGCGTCAATAAAATATGCCAGCCTGAAGTAATATTCAGTATACTAACAACGACATATCTGGCACCAGTCTGGTGGCTTCAGAATATCTGGTGGGTACTGATTACACCATTCCTGACTCATGCCGATAAGAGCCCATGGGATTTCTGACCATCTACTGGAGGAATGTTTTGTATTATCCGGTGGGGGGTTTGAGTCACTAGCAGCCGTGGCAGATGTCGAAAAAGCTGCAGCCGACAACACCAGAAGAAATGGTAAAAATATACGATATCTCATAATATCACCCGTGAATATTTAGATTACCCTTACCGTTGACTTCCTTCATTTCCAGCATAGTTCATGCTTCATCGTCATTGAATAAATAATTAAGTTTGTTGAGCGAAAATTTACTTAAAGAAAAAATAATAAGC